TTTTGTATTAAGTAGCTAAATTTATTTACAATCCTAGTTTTAAAGTCGTCTATTAAAGGGTTGCCTGTGTTCTCGATTATTAACTTCTCGACTTCGCCCTCTAACATTTTATACATAACTTCATAATTTAACTTACTAATAGCATCAGGGTTCATATTAGTATTTGGAGTTATGTTAGTATTAGCCGATTGCTCGGCTAATACTTTACTGATGTTCATTGGAACATTAGGCATTATTATCTCCTAATGCCTTGTACTCATTATATTCAATCTCACTAGTAAACTGATTGAATAAGTCAGTATGTTTGATTTTGAAATTAGCAGTATCGAACTTTTTTCTTTTTCGATTTATTCGCTGAATTCCAAATATGTTATCTTGCTTATCTTTAGCAAAAATAACATTTACCTTTTTACTTTCGAATAGATTAACAACACTTTGTTTCATAGTGTCCACTTCTTTAGATAATCTATTCTGCTTTAGTTTAAGGTTTGCATAAGCAACAACAAGTTTCTCCTCGTCTTGCTTTAGTCTTACCTTTTTCGCTGTACTCATAGTTATATCCTTTTGTTATTGTTTAACTATTCTTTTGTCTTATCAAATCCCATATTAATCTCAATTAATATTTTTAACTTAGTGTTCATTTTGGGTCTGTCCATTTTGGGTTTTCCACAGAACTTTTTAAGTACGTTTCCAGAACCCCCTGTGAACCTGTTGCCCTGAAGCCACAACTGTTGTGTATAAGACACACGACACCGAGCCGTCGCCAACGAGCGACGGCAACGGCAAATGTATTACCAACTACAAGTATATATTGGAGTTTGTTTATTTTTGATTTGTACCTTGCACCAATCAATGAACTCTTTATCGTAGGATTTGTAGTCTTTCACGGATTCTTCTTGGAATTGTTGACCCCAAAAAAATCCATCAGAACAAAAATTATCCCGATAGTCGTTTTTGTAAGTCTCTTCCAAATCCTTAACGACCTCTTCGGTAATATAAACTTCATCACCACTATTGAAACCGAGATGACCCAATCCACTAGACATAATTTCCATTGGGTTTTCAGCTTTCCTCAAACCCTCTGCGTCCCTCTTATCTCTTCTTTCTTGTTCAGCTTGGTTCTGCTCTCGCCATTTACGAGCGAAAAATGTTTGCAGTCTTGCGTGTTTTCTCCAAACGAAAAGACCTTTTTTTTCTTCTTTATCATCATCATAATACTTCTCCCAATCTATCTTTCTATTACGAAGATGAGCGTATTGATCTAGTCCCATAGTTCTCCTTTGTTATCTTTCCTTTGTCTTATCATATCCCACAATAAAGTCAAATAAAAAATTCTCTTACAGAACTTGTTGTGTCCAGAAGCTCAGGTGCCACCTGTGTACTTTAGAATAGTTCTAAACTGGTTGTAAAACAAACGACACGACACGGCATTACATTGGAAGCCCGTGCTGCAGGATCCACCAGCATCCTAAGATGATTACCAGCAGGCCTCCCGAAAACGACGGAGCGAGGAAGAGCACGATGGCAATGAACATGATTAACGTCATGCAGCCTTCTTACCAACCTGAATGGTGACACCCTGCTTCCGCCAGGGTTCGGCCAGCAGCTTGAGCTCAAGCTTCAGTGTAGTTAATTGTTCCTTCGTAATGTTGTCGACGGTCACCGGGATCTTTGCTTTTTTAATTTTTTTACTTTTGTACATAGTTTACCTTTCTGTTTACGGGGGCACCGGACCGCTAGGTCCAGGGCCTGAACCGCTGATGTGTTATATAAGACCAGATGGGAGCTTGTCAAGAAGAAAGTTCAGGAACTTTTTCACCAGAAGCTCCTGAAGGGGACCAAACTTGGAGCTGCAGGTGCCTAGTTGTAGTTCTAAAACGACAAACGGCAACTAACTCTTGTGCGAGAACGAGCTTCACCCTTCAGGGCTCCAGACCCAGATTCAGGAGGGAGCTGCAGGATGCTAGTTGTAGTTCTTGTCCGAGAAACGAGGTTTATGAAAACGACAAACGAGCTTCGGTCAGGTGACCCGTGCCAGATCCAGCTCTGTCACGCCTCCTGTGCCATTCTTTACGTTGTCCGAGAAACGAGATTCTTTAACGAGGGAACGAGAACGAGAGCTACGCTGCCGGGCCAGCTCCCTGATGGCATCCTGGAAGGATGGCCAGTGCACGGGGGCCGAGAACGAGAAACGAGGTTTCAGTTTGCGAGGATCTGTAAAGGCGGACACCGGTCTGTATAGTTCTATAGACCTCTGCAAGAGGGTCTCATTGCAGATGATAACTACACCACCAAAACTAATATGTTTATTTATCCAACTTATTTGCCACTTAGATAGCTTAGGATACTTGACCTTATCTGATTTAAGTTCCATCCAAAAACCATTACCATTTATGCAACCATTTAAGTCAGGGATTCCGTTAATTGTGTTAGATTCTATGCGTGTAAAATGAATTTGTTGACAGTTCTTTTGAATCAATCTTGATAGCTTTGACTCTCGTTTTTTTGTAGCCATAAAGAAGTCAGTTTTTGATTTTTTCTTTGCTTAAAATACAGCCTAATGGAAATATGTTTGTGTCACTAAAGACTGCTTCTTTCTCGTCAAAAGTAGCAAATGAAGTCAAGGTCTTCTTCTTTTTGTCAATCTTATAAATATATCCTTGTGAGATCATTGTGCAACATTCCAACTTATCCATCTCTTCTTCGTTTTTGTGCCCAGCATCACCAGTAATATCAATCCACCTAATTTTATAAAAATAATACTTCTTCTTACCTACAACGGCATTTTTGAATTTACTTTTTTTTCGTCGTTTTGACATTTACTTCTCCAACCATTGTTTTCATGTCAGGATTATGAACCTCGTTAAATATAGTTATAAATGAAGACCAATTATAACTTTTCAGATAGTTCTTTTGTCTCTGGCTTAACTTCGATCGTTTTGGCATTGAATCCATCGATCTTGTTTGAAAGCTCTTTGAGTTTCTTTTCAAGCTCTGCACGTGACATACCCTCCAATCCTGATACTTTTACTTCTTTCTTATCAATATATAAACCAGCTAATTGTCCTGATCTATACTCTGCATTCACAGCTGCTGAATATTGTTTATTTTCTGCTGCTGAATCTGCAAATCTTTCGAGTCGTCTGTATCTACGAATTTTATTTCTCTCGTACTTTGAGGATGCCTCTTCTAACTTTTTATCTAAATACTTACATATGTGTGGATTAAGTTTACGATTAGTTAATCTACTAGCAATAACTGAATAATCATTATCGTTCTTGCACTCATACTTTGCTCGTCTTAAAGCTTCTGATTTTGTAATCTCACCCCAACTACCAACTAAGATTTCAACAAACATTTTTTGTTTTATTGTAAGATCCTTGTCAGTTCGGAGTTCTTTCTTTTTTAATCCTGGCATTAATTATCTTTCTTGTTTTTGAGCATTCTTTCACCCTTTTTAAGATAGGTATTGCCTAATAAATTAATTCTCTTTCTATATTTTCTTACGTTTCTTGCACCTAGTTGCAAACCAACCTGGAGTTTTCTAGGTAAGTCTTTAACAGGCCCACCTTTAATAGATAAAGCTTTTTGAATAATATCAGCTTTAGCACCTTTAATATCTAATTTTTTTAATCCCTTAAGATAATTATCTTTAGTTACTGATTTGGCTGGAGTTTTGCTATATAACTTATTAATACGTTTCATAGCATCACTTTTAAGGCCTTTATAAAGATCTGACTTCATAAAAGATTTAACTGCTCTGCCACCAATACCTTTAATTAAACCACCTGCTAAATATTTTCCTGATTTCATAATTTTTATTATATAGATTTATACAACTAATTAAAACCTGACCCTATTCAAAATATTGCCCTTCCGTAAGACCATGTGGTGGGTCTAGGGACACCAGAGGGACACCTTCAGACCCACCTTAAATTGACCTATAAACATTGATACATAACAATAATAGTAAATAGACCCATGAGACCCACCTGTTTAGCTGCCTTACATCAATGTGTTAATGACCCTGAGATATCTATATAATAGATTTTACTTCCTAAAATTGTGTGGTATAAATACAACATAACTAAGATCCTAGTTTCCCCTAGGGTTTTTCTTTTACGTAAAAAGTTATCTTTTAGTTATACCTTTCTACCCCCTGTTCGGTAGCCTGAACAGGGGGTTTTTTCTTCCGGTGGCCGGTATTCTGTGATATAAGATACCTATGGGCAAACCCACAGAAACACTCCCTCGAAGTTTTTCACGGATAGCCATTAAATCAAGGAGACCACCATGAACCAAATCGATTATTTTAATTTAGGAACATTAGTAATTATAGTTCTACTACTTCTACTTCACTTGTCATAAACTTCCATCTACCGTTCTCTTGTTTTACCCATTTATGTTCTCGGTAAAACTCGACCCATTGTTTATGTAGTTTTACTTTTTCCCCGTATGTTATTTTTTCTTTCACTTTCTCTTTCATCTCCTATTATAACATATGCACTTTTTACAAATGCTCTAGAAGTAAGCAAAGTGGATTAAGGCAAAAAATTAGTATTATAGCAGTAAGTAAAAAAAAATTAAAAAAAAGCTTTTTCGGTTTTTACGGTTATCTTCAAGTAGGCTCTTCGCCACCGCAAATATAACCAATTACCTGTTTACCTTTGTATTCATGATAGAAATGATTAGAGAACAATTTACGTTGTTTACGCTCATAAATTTTAACGTTCTGATGAAACCAACCACTACACTCTGTATTAATTTCAAATGTATCCATTTTAATTTCACCAAAAGAAGTTAAATACAGTAATGTTATAATGATAGGCTTCATTTACCAATACCTGTAACAACTCTTACAATTGAAGTAATAGGATTAAATTTTACCTTACCATTAGAGCTACATCCCACAAGCACCACAAAAACCACAAATAAGCACAAGATCCTCATTTGAAGTCCAATTTCTTTTTAATCATATCTATCCTTTTCTTAACAGATCTTCTTTCTTCTTTAGAATCAGCAGCTCTGTAATTAGCATACTCATTTTTATATTCAATCCAATAAGTTTGTACTTCTGTAAATACAATAATCTTTTCTTTTAAACATGCCTTATATCGATTGTGTACCATATCAGGCTCTAGGCCAGCATAATAGCAAATATCCTCAAAATCTTTACCTCTACGTAAAAACCATTCATGTGCATCTTTCTTGTAATAAGCTTCATTTTTACCACCTAAGGTATATAAACAATCTTCAAAAGCTTGTATAATTATGGCCTGATAAAGTCTTTGTCCCTGGACTTTAGGCTGTCTTACAAATTCAGCAGCTATGTTAGTGCCCATGACTTTTAATAAGTATGGAGAGCATGTCATAATAGAATAACCTCAAGTGTGAAGAATTAGTTTTATTCTGGTATTCCTCATGTAGATCACACATAAGTTCAGTCTTAGCCATACCGTCCATCTTTTTTACAGATTTAAGGTCAATAATTGGAAGATCATCGGAAAACATTTGCATAGCCACCAGCTTTGATAAGACATGGATGTGGAAGCTGGCGACTAAGCATTTTTAACTAGGGACAAACCACGATTCTTTGCAATTCGTTTACGTCCTTTTCTCCAGTTGTTCTCAACTTTATCTAGAAAGCCAAGGTTGCCATTCCCCATACCATAATCATTTCCACAGTATAATTGGAACATAACAGAGGTGATACTATCGTAAGTTCTCTTGTCGGGGCTAATAATAACTAGCTTATCAAGAGTTTCATCAAGTATCGAATCCAATGGTTTCTTTACCGCTGCCATAAACAATCTCCTATTTAATTAATAAAAAATTGCGTCCGTTATTCTGTGATAATAAGAAGATTTGAAACCCCTTCTTTTCATAAGGTTGAGGAATACCCTATAAGCATTATAGACTTATAGGGTTAAGTTCAAGTATTATTTTTTTGCTTTTGTTAGCGATTTGCCTTCAGCAAGCAGTTTAGCTTTGAAAGATTCAGGTGTTACACCATTCTTTTTAGCTAGTTTTTTTGCCTCGGAATCAACCAATTTGGCAATCATAGCGCCAGGGCCTCTGAATCCTGATTTACCCATGGCTTTTACAATTGCGTATGTATCTACATCAATTGCTACTGATTTCCATTTATTGATATCCATGCTTTATACTCCTTTTTATTTTTACACTTTGTTTTATACATTCGTTCTACCTCACACATCAGTCCTTCTGACATCGCTCTTGCATTACCAGATCTGCTTATTTTTCTGTTAATAGCTGCAATACGTTTATCTTGCCAAGATTTATGCGAATATGGCATATAATAATAAACCGAATATAATTAATATAATTTTTGGACTAATTAAAAGCAAAGCAGTTAATAAAGTCCTTGTTATTAAAGGTCCCATTATGCGTTCTCCATAAATTCAAGGTTTCTTCGTTCTACCTCAATCTTAACAAGTTCATTTGCAACAAACTCATTGATTGGATAGGTCGGTGAACCAAGTATATCAAGTTGACATGCAGTAATTTTTTTCACTGCATCATCAAAATGTAAAGTTCCTTTTTCTACTGGATTGCCACCTGCGTCTAGAGTTACCATATCTTGTAAGATATTATCTACTTTTGATGCAAACTCTCTCCACTCTGTACAATTTGATTTAAGTATTGTGTTTTTGCTCATTGTTTTACCCCTCTGTTTTCTGCTCTATCTAAAGTCTGTTGAATAAAATCCATAATTTTATGAAAATCTATAGCAGCTTTATGATGTTCCCTATACTGATTTGCGTCAACTTTTTCGCCATCAACATAAAAAACAATTTTACCATCTTCTTTTAGCTCAACAAGGATAGCCTTTGTCTGAGCTTCTATCTCGTGCACCATGTCGCTGGTATCACTGACTAACGTTGGTTTGTAGTTCATGTTATACTCCTTTTAGTTATAAGTTTACTTAACAATTCTTTATAAAAAAAGCAAGAATTAAATGGGATACAAATGAAATTTTTTATGTCGATAGCAGTATGTTCTTTTTTAGATCTAACGTGTATGCCTATGGTTCAATATCCTAATCCTTACAATTCGTGGAATGATTGTATGCAAGCAGCTTATAAAGAATCTATGATTATTATGAATGAGTTAAATCAAGATATGGTAGAATCAAATCGTTTAGCTACTAAATTTACTTGCGTTCAAGCTCATGGTGCCTAGGGGTTGTCAACACCACTAAATATGGTATATAGTGTCTTATGAAGCACTATTTTGTTCAGATACGATACAATGGTAAGTATTATAATGGGACAGTAAGTGCGGAAACCGACGGCGAAGCTTTAAAACTTGCTGAGAAAAAAATGAAAGCCGGGGAGCTTCAATGTCACGATGAAGACTTCTACAATAAATCTAGAATCTTCATCTCATATGAGGAGATAAAAAATGGCACTGCAGGAATTGATATCAAAAAAACTTCAATTGGAGTCCAAGTGGGCGACACAGGCGTTATCTCAAAAGAGAGTAACACCTGATATGAAATGGATGGATATCGAAATTAAAAGTCTGAAAACAAGAATCAATGCACAAAGCGTAGTTGATGCTTCAGAAGGACTTTTTGACATTAATAAGTAAATAGCTATAGTACATCTTGAATTATGTCACTTAAGCACGCACTCCTTGACGCTCTAGATAAAAAATATGACGCTGAAATAGCAGCAGCAGATGCTACGATAAAAATATATTTAGAAAATTCAGTCGGTATCGGTGAACATCCACAACACGTCACTGAGATAGATAAATTAATTGGTAAGATCTGTCACAATAAAGAAAAGAAAGAAGAGTTAAAAAATTTTGCAGACGATTCCTGATACAATAACAGCCATTCAAAAATTTTTCAGAAAACAATTAGACAAATACTATTCAATAATAGAGCATTGGTCATCAAAACTTAATTCATGGTCTTGGCAAAAACGTTGGAGTAACCGTAAAGACGGTACAGGTTATTCAGATTAAACCATCAGTTCTTAATTCGTCCGGTGGCCGTTGTGGACTACACATAGGGCAGTCAACTCGTACCATATTACTTTCACTTCGATCTTTATAAACGTATATTATTCTTTTATCATTACATCTCATGCACGAAGTTTTTCTATCTTCTATTGGTACATATGGTGTAACTTCTGTTTCACCCTTCTTCATCTTTTCTATTTGGTCATAGAAAGCTGCAGCATCCTTATCACTCATTATCATGTGTTTCTCCCCAACTTAAACCTTTTGCAACATCAACTTTAAATGGTACTCTTAAATCTTCTATTGAGTTTTCCATCTCTTTTTTTATTTTAATTATATCATCATCATTATAAATACTAAAACATAATTCATCATGTATCTGTAACATAGGAGTAAACCCAGCGTTGTAACAATCAATCATAGCTTGTTTAGCCTGGTCCGCTGCAGATCCTTGTATCAATCTATTCAAAGCTTTATAAGTAAATGCACGTCTAATATTATTTCCATAGTTAGCCTTAGCTTCATTGTAGTTCATGGCTTGGTTCATACCAAAAGTCATAGGTTCCCATTTATCAAATCTACATTTTCTACCTTTAATTGTTCGTATAAAACCAAACTTACTAGCAGATTGTGTAACAGCTTCAGCTAATTTTTTTACGAAAGGCACTCTGCTGTTGTATTGATTTAAAAGTATCTCAGCTTTGTCCTTAGAAATACCTAATTCTTTAGAGAGTTTATTTTTACCCATTCCATAGAACAAACCTAAATTAATCGTCTTTGCTTGTGTTCTAGATATCTGTGCCATGTCAGCTACAATTTGATGAAAGTCAGCTGACTCATCTTGATAGGCTTGTATAAATTCTTCAGATCCATCTAAATTTTGTCCGATGGCCGATGAATAGTGTGCTACTAATCTTGGTTCTTGTTGAGAGTAATCAAATGAACCCCACTGTTTACCTTCTTCAGGTAAAAACAAAGAACGAATCTTGTCACCAAATTCTTTATTACGTGCTGGTATTTGTTTAAGTTAGGATTAGCATAAGATAATCTACCTGAAACCGTTCCTCCTTGATCAGATCTTAATTGATTAATCTCTGCATGTATTCTACCTTTATGAACGTATCTTTGTATTGAATCTATAAACGTTGAATGAAATTTATTTATTTCTCTAGCTTCTTTCACTAATTTTGCTACGGGATGCTCACAGTTTGCTAACCAATTTGTTGTAAATGATGGCTCATCAGATTTTGGCGTACGAGGATAATCAACACCTATACGATCAAATACTTTAGCCACACTTCTAGCTGCCCAAATATCTACACTCAAAGTTGTTTCTTTTTTTATTTTAGATAACAACATTGATTCTTTACGTTTAAATTCTTTTTTAAGTAAATGTGCTTTGTCTTCATTAACCCTAATACCTGTAGCTCTCATCTTATGTAAGATGGGTAATAATTGCATTTCCATTTCCCAAACATCATTAAGAGATTGTTTTTGTATTTCTGCTTTAAATCTCTGCCATAATTTTAAAGTTAAACCAGCATCTTGTTCTGCATAAAAACCTACATAGCCTGCAGGCATTTTCCACAAATCTGCTTTTGCATCGATACCCCACTCTTTTGCCTTTTCATTTAAGAAGGTTTCATTTTTTATTTCACCTAAATAATCTTTAGCACAAGCATTAAGTGAGAAACTCCATCTGTTTTCATCAATCAAGGCTGCTGCTATCATTGTATCTACTATAGGGCCATTGACCTCGAAGTTATTGAATCTCAACCAACCTAAATCGTATGCAGCATTATGAAATATTTTTGTGCTTGGTTGTTTTAATAAATCTTGCATCCAGGCAACTGTAATATCTAAATCCATATTACCACCAGCATCGTGTGCGATTGGAAAATAATATTGTTTACCAAGTGCAGCTACAGCAAAACCTACGATATGTCCTTTGCCATAAGCCCAACCTGCACCAAACTTCTTAAGATCTGGATCTTTTGTTTCTAAGTCAATAGCTATTTCATCAGCAGCTCTTAGGTCAGGATATTCTGAAGGGCAGACCCAATCAGAATCATTATAAATAAAATTTAATTGATGACTCATAGTTTTTCCTTATCCCAAGCGTATAATAATAAAAAAATACAGAAAAAAATAATTAATACAAATGAAATAGATAGCAATATCATTTCTTTTTTCTATGTCTTCCCATATACCATTGGCTTGGCTCATAATTCCAACGTTTACCATGGTGGCCACGAATGTCCGCATACCACATTCTTAATCTAACTATTAGTCTTTTGAACATCATATTTTGTAAAATTTATTGTTGAGTCTTCTGCTTCATGTTTCGGTAAATTACGATTAACAAAAATGTAATCAATGTACAAACATCTAACATTAAATAATGATTGTGCAATATCAAAAGGATAAAAGCCTATCGATTTCAAATTACCTAGTAAATTATACATACTTGGTGAACCAATGTTGTATTGAAAAACAGGCACCTCAATCTGTAACCATTTGGCATTCATGATAGTCATCATTCCACCTTTAATTACTTCTACCTCTGCACCCTGCACATCTATTTTTACTAAATCAAACTTTTCATCTTGCACAGTAGAGTCTAATAATTGTGTTTTCACAGTAGTTTTTTCAAAAGGCACATTGGATTTCTCTTTATAAAAACCATTACCAGTTTGTTGAAAAGGGTCTTTACAAACATAAAAGTCTTTTTCTGTTACCTCATCACTTAAATAAACATTGTGAACTTTTCCTAAACTTCTTAATCTTTCGTTATGTAATTTGTTTGGTTCTATTAATGTAAACTTCGCATCAGGATTAAAACTTTGCACATGACTTGACCAATCTCCAGCAGCAGCTCCTATGTCTAATACATTTTCAAATTTAATTCCGAAACGTTCCTTTGCACGTTCGTAAAACATTGCGTCAATCTTTGCCATAATCTCTTTCTATAATCATATCAATACAATGCTTAGCTTTTAACAAATCTTTTTTTCCGCCTTTTAATTTGTGTCTTGTAATATATTTTATTGCCTCTCCCTCGGGCCAGGGTAAATTATTCTTTATTGAGTATTGTGCCGGCTGAATGGCAAAAGATTGGTAGTGTGAACCGCCTTCTTGTTTTTTAAATACCGACATAATTACTTTTATACAATTTATAATATTTACTCAACGGAAAATTATACTTATGGAAAGTTCCTAACAAATGTAAAGTGTTAATTGCCCTAGTTACACCTGTATACCAAACTCTTAATTCTTGTATTTTATCTAGTAATGATTTTCTATCAAAATGTGATGGGAAATTACATTTAGAGGATAATATTACGTTATCTGCCTCCCCTCCTTTTACTTGATGGATAGTGTCTATTAAAATTGGTGCTCTTTCATCTAAATTAACCTCTGATTCGATTAATCTCATAAAGTATCTTTTTTCTGAATCTTTGAACTTTCTTTTGAATGCGTCTTGCCAATCACTTTTTGGTTCAACCATACCACCACGTAAGTGTAACTCATCGTAATTAAAAAGCTGATTCGGGTGAGCAAAGCTCCACTTCTTGCTGTCCGCTGACCGGTAGCCATGATCTATGTTTAAAAGATAATTATACATAATGCAGGCATCTTCTCTAGTAATTGCACCACCGTTACAAATCTTTCCCCAATCTTGTATGGCCTTCCACTGATTCATGTCATAAGATTTGTTCCCTTTCATATCTTGAAAGTATAACCCCATACCTTTAGCTTCATCTTGTAATTCTCTTTTTACATCGTTAATTCTACCAAGTATCATCCAACTACCATTATTTTTAAAAGGTACTTTACGCAAAGAACTCCATCTATATATCTCTCCATCTTTGTCATTAGATTCAAATTCTTTTTTTACTCTATGACCCTCCATTCCATTTAATAAACACTTTGCAAAAAAATGAACTTTTTTATTTAATCTTCTAGATTTATTTAAAATTTTAGATTTACCAGGGAATGTTTGGAAGTATGATACATCAGCTCCATTCCATTCATAAATTGCTTGATCATCATCACCTGCAAGGTAAACTTTATCTGCATTCAAAGCTAACTTTACAACCATGTCCCACTGCAGAGGAGTAAGATCCTGAGCTTCATCTACCATCAATACTTTAAAATTTATAGCTAAGCCAGATGTAATAAACTTTTGGACCATGTCAGTAAAATCTAAACGATCATTTTTAAATTGACCTGGCTCTATCTCAAATGTTTTATATCTTTCGTAGTTATGTATGATGGATTTAAATTGTTGTAATCTAACTTTCTTTCTAGGTTCTTTTTTATACAAAGAAATAGGATCTATCTTCATATTTCTTGCCTTATCATAAATTTGTAATGACCAGTTGTTATAAACATTTTGATCATCCCAGTTAGGTTTATAGTTTATTTTTATGGTCCCGTATTCTGTATGGAACTGCAGCATATCAACTCTTGGATCTAATACAGGAATCTCTGAAAACTGTTGTCTTGCTAAGCTATGAAGTGTTCTGAAGTATTTAAAATCATCCTCATCATAACCTTTAAATTCTTTTCGTACTCTATCCAAACATTCTTGCACAGCTTTATTAGTAAATGAGATATAACAAATCTCATCGGGTAAGATCCCTCTTCTTAAAAACCTTTTAGCTCTTTGTAACAACCTATGAGTTTTTCCGGTGCCCGGTGGCCCAAAAAACTTAATTGTCTTCCCATGGAGTTTTCTTTTTATTAAATTTGACATTTTTGTTTTTATGCTCTGTTTGTTTTGGTAACGTTGAGAACCAGTGCCTCGTGTTGTTACCCTGGAATTTTTTACTTTGGCCACAATCGTTTTCCTTCAAATACATAGTACAATCTTTTTCAGACCAATTATAGCCTTGTTTTTTCATAAACTGCCTAAACGTATCTAATTTAAATCTCATCTCCGAATCATCATGCCAAATGTTTTCATGATCTATTTGATCAAATTCATCTGCCACATTTGTATCCTCTAAAAATTTTACCATTCTAATATTAAATATTTCTTCTCGCTCATCTTCACGATTCACATCCTCCATATCTTTTTTATTAGTTACTAAATCTTCTAACCAATCTCTGTATGGATCAGGATCTCTTTTACTTGGTTTTAGAGGTCTCCAAATAATATCATGTGCTAATAACTTCTCACCCAATAGCATCTGTTGGTATAATTGTTTTGTTTCTAATCTAACCATTTTACCTTGTATAGGTAGCAGCCAATAAGGATCGGGGTAAGTATTTACTTTAATTAATTTACCAACTTCGGGCATAGCTTCATTTATACCGATCCCAAATCTTCTTTTTGCACATTGCCTAGACCCATTACAAAAAGATCTAGCTATAGATGTACCACATTTGTAACTGTAATCATGTTTACCAACTTGCTCCATAACTTTGTTTAATTCTTTTGGGTTAAGAGGAGGCACACATATCTTTTTGTTAAGATCTCTTATCATTTCTTCATAATAATCTTTGTCAGAGTTAATTTTTTTAGCCATGATTCCGACATTAAACATAGCATCATTACGACCTTCACCTTCTTGTACTTGGTTCCTTACAAACTTATTTACACAATTTGGCCATTCTTTATTCTCATTGTCATTTGATGTTTTGAGATCATAGAAATGTTCTTTGGTAATAACAAATTTCTTTGCGTAATCTAAATATTCAATAAATTTTAAACTATTGCCTTCGTCATCCATAGCACAACGTGTAGGAAATTTTGCATTTTGGTACGGTAAATTTACAAATTGTCCTAATTGTTTTTTCTCCCAATCAGGATCTGACAAATCTACTCTGTCTTGAGCTGGAAAGATATCAGTAGTTTTATCATTAACACCAAGATCTGATGCAATCATAATTAACTTCTTTCTCATGTCTTTGGCTGGAACTTTATGTGATAAATGTAATATTAAATGTAATCCGTTTGATTTTGATCTGTAGGGTATGAAAGGATATTTTCTCTCTCTAATTAATTTTATAAATTGTTTGTGATTTATATTATATCTGTCGACATCAATGACTCCCCAACTGCAAGTGCTATCATCACGAATAGGCACGATGCCGGTATAACTTTTACCTTCAAGATGGTTTAACCAATCTTTGTCAGTGATGGCAAATTTTTCTGTCCAATGTCTATATTCTTCTTTACCCCTTGAGTTTTTTTGACCCAAAGGTTTAGACTTGCCAAAATAACTTTCAGTTCCCTGGAACAGCTTTTTAAACTGTTCCAAGGTTTCTATAAACTCCATGTTTAGAATGGTGTTTTAGCTTCTGTTTCTTCTTGACCGTGTTTAACTTTGACAGTGCCACCCATGACAGATTGTCTAAATTTAGCTGCTCTTTCAACTAAAGTTTGACTCTCACATGTGCCTTCTGAAGTTATTTCCCAGCCATACCATGAACCCAAGTTATTTTTCTCAAGAACAGTTTTTAATCTGTATAGTTGAGTGAATGGTGCAGGTCTAAAAAAACCTTTCCCATCTTTTTTGGGTATCTGCATTAAATTCATCATTGAATTCCATTTCTTAGATTTTTTTCTTTGAGTGGATTTCATAGTGATTAACGCTTCTGATGCCATTGCTTCTTCGCATATGACAACATAATGAGATGCAGTTTCTTCTATGTAATGACCATTTTGTAAACGATCTTTGCCATCATCTCCTCTTGTTGTTTTACTCATGATATCGCTATCAGCTGCGTAAACATTTCTTGGTGCAGTACTGCCTTCTTGGCCTCTGTCTGCCCATTCAATGTACTCAAACTTATAGAATGCAGGTATTACTGAAATACCTTTTACGCCATCATACAATTTATCTGTTACTGTATTGATGATCATTCCTGGTCTTGCTGCTGCCATAAACTTTGGATCACCTTGTGTTACTTGTGGTGAAAGTTGTGACAATATTTTTAGGAACGGTAATTGTAGACTTTTACTATCAATGTTATCGAAACCTTGATCTGCAAATTTTTCAATGTCCACTGTTGCCAAAGCTGTGTTCGGTTTTACCGTTATTTTGCTCTTTACTGACATGTTACTCCTTCGTTGTTAGTTTTGCTTTATTTGCGATATAGACACCAAATAAATCAAACGGGAGTTCCTTACCTTTTTCAACTTGTTCTCTTACAAAAGCCTTTAATGTCATAGGTTCAACTTTTTCTTTTTTAACGTATCTGAATTTATTCTCTTCACATACAGAAATAAGTTTAGCTACAAGATTGTCCTGACCTTTATTAAAAGATGCTGTGACTTGATTTTTAATTAAATCCTCAAATCCACCATCCCTTAACCAAGAGAAAGCTTCTTGAGTTCTAGACTCGGGTATTCTAGCAGCATAAAAAGGTTTTACTTCGACCTTGCTACCATCTGATAAAACAAGTGCATTAACTCCTGCTTCCTGCATTAGTTCCGGCACTTTTCTCTCAACATAGTCTCTAAGTCTTTTTTTCTTTTTAGCTAACTGCTCTTCGTCCAGTTCAATTTGAGTTTCTAACTTTTTCATTTCATTACAAGCATCAGTAATAGATTTTACAGACGATTGCTGAACTTCTAAATTAGAAAATTTTTCGATATCCATATCTTAGTCAGACAATACTTTTTATTATTGAAAAGGCAAGTATAAAATTATATAAGATATCAGATGTGGACATACCCTTATAAAACAAAACCCTATGAGCATCAGAGGGAGGCCTTAAGACTATCTGCGAATCATATGAATTATGCCTATTTTATGGAAATGGGTACTGGTAAAACAAAAACTACAATTGATAATATTGGATATCTAAACCTAAGAAAACAATTAAAAGCTGCATTAATTATTGCGCCTAAATCTGTATATTCTGTTTGGAAAAAGGAATTAAACGTACATCTACCTAATATGATTAAATATTCTTGTCATTTATGGAAACAAACTACAAAAAAAGAATTAAAACTATTTGATAAATTTGATGGTTTAAAATTTTTTATGATTAATGTTGAGGCTTTATCAACTAAAAACGGATTGAAAGCATGTGAAGAATTTTTAAGAACTCACCCTAATAACATTACAGTAATTGATGAATCGACAACAATAAAAAACCCAAAAGCAAAACGAACAAAGAACATTTTACGATTAAGATACCTAGCGAAAGTACGCCGTATATTAACAGGATCGCCAGTAACAAAATCTCCATTAGATCTTTATACACAATGTGCCTTCCTTGATCCACGATTATTAGGTTATAAAAGCTATTATGCTTTTCGTAATAGATTTTGTATATTTGATGAGGTTTATGTAGCTCAGGGTGAAACAATAAATGTTCCAGTGGGTTATCAACATCTCGCAGAGCTAGAACAAAAACTAAAGGATTTTTCTTTCAGAGTAACGAAAGACGAGTGTTTAGATATACCTGATAAAATATATCAGATTAGATACGTTAAACTTGAAGGTGAACAAAAACGTGCTTATGAAAGTCTTAAGATAAGAGCAATGGCTTTGTTAGATGAAGGTACAATCTCAGTACATAACAAATTAACAGAATTATTAAGGCTTCATCAATTAGCAAATGGTCATTGTAAGGATGATTCGGGTGGTATGTTGCAATTTGAAAACCCCAAATTAAAAGCTATGCTAGAAATTTTAGAGGAAACAGATAAAAAAGTTATTATTTGGGCTACTTACATACATAATATTAATGAGATAAATAAAGCACTTTCAGAAAAGTATGGCAGTGATGCTGTCGTATCTATGTATGGTGCAACCTCGGTAGAAGATAGAAACTTAGCTGTAGAAAGATTTCAAAACGATCCAAAGTGTAGGTTTTTCGTAGCTAATCCAGTAACAGGTGGTTATGGACTTACATTAACGGCAGCCAAGTATGTCATATACTACTCCAACAATTACAATCTAGAAGTTAGAAGACAGTCAGAAGATAGAGCACACAGAATTGGTCAAACCAAGAATGTTGTGTATGTTGATATAATGGCAGAAAATACTATTGATGATAAAATCGTGGTAGCTTTAAAAAATAAAATTGAACTGTCAGCAAAGACTTTGGGAGACAATCCACAAAAATGGTTGATTTAACCTTTTTTATTAATTTTATTAAATTGTTCTAATCTATGCAAGAATTTATCTGCATATTCACTCAATACAGGCTCTGAGAGCTTGAATTCCTGATATTGTAGTCCTCGGGTCGCAATAGAGATTACCCCCTGCTCTACGGGTCCGTAATGCGTTCTATGGGCTAAATAATAGGCACCTAACTGATGTTTATAGTCATCTACCCACTCTTCTAGTTTTGGCCTATTTGCTTGTTTAAAATCAACAATAGTTGGTTTGTCTTCTACTACTGCAACTAAGTCAGTAGTACCTGCGTATTCCTTGTTATATGCTAATGATACTTCATTACCCCATACCTCATTTATCTTTAAATTCTCTTTGATAATTTCTGCCATCTTTCTAGGTAATTGACCAAAATCTGTGGCGTTAAAATATTTCTCATTGTTATAATAAAACTCTAAAACCTTGTGCATTTCTGTGCCAACACTAGAGGCATTTTTCATGATTCGATCAGCTTCTTCGTTTCCTACTCTTCTTCTCCAATCATCTAAGCCTTTACTATTTTTAGTTGCGCTTAAAATTGTTGTAACGCTTGGGACAGGTGCCTCGTCTACAAGATATTTTCTACCTGTTTCTGATTGAAATCTATTATGTTTTTTATATAGGTATTTTTTATTGATTTTGACCACTCTACTAAGTAGCCAATAAATTCACTAATGTCAAAATAATTGCACCCATACCAGCAACCAATGCGAAAAAAAACCAATTTACTTTTTGTCTAATATCATCAAGACCTTTATGCATATGATCTTGTTGTTTTTTAAGACCAGAAATATGACCATACAAAGCGATGATATGTTCGCCTGTAGTCTTTGGTTGTTTACCGTTAGCCACGTTCTCTCCTTTGTGCTATTGCAGCTGAGGTTGTGTCAAAAGGAAATAGTGTTTGTATTTGTTGTGCTGTTTGTTGACCGGTGACCGGTGTCTGTGGTGCTTGATTTACAGGTTGTAATTCAAGATCACCTGTAACAGCTTGTCTGTCTGCATCTTCATCTCTTGCAACTTCATCTACTAATGTTGCCTCTTCATTTTGCACAGTGCCTCTTATCACTGATGCCATTTCGTTATCAAGATCTACGTTACCTGAAGTGTTTGTAAATTGTTGTACAAACATAGACTCAACAGTTTCTTTTGGTAGAGTTTTATCATCGTATCTAGGTTGTGGAACACTATAATCTAAACTTAATAATCTATTTGTAATATCTTCTTGATTAATATCATCTGCATCAACCGTTGGAATATCTTTATCTTCTTCATTTAAATAATTAAGTAGTCTAGCAAAAGCTTCACGTTTTTGTGTAAGACCTAGTCTTGTTAACGCTTTAGTGCCTACATTTATATCTCTACCTGTAAAGTAATCTCTTCCAGGGAATAAAGCTCTAGGTGTACCTCTTCCTAATTTACCACCTCTTAATAATTTAATTTGTTCTTCAGGTAATAAAGCATCATTCATATATCTTAGAGCGACAGGATCAGAAAGAATTTGACCTGCTCTTCTCGCTAACAAAATTAAAACAGCTGGTGCTAAGGGATTAGCCATAAAAGATCCACCCATAACTAAACCACCTATAATACCTCTACCACCTGATAGAGTTAATCTTCTTTGTAAGAATGTAGAAGTGTCTGATAAAGGAACATCAGAAATTGCTTTCATGTAATTAGTAAATCCAAAAAATTCATTGGCTCCATCTTTACCCAACATTTGAGTCATTTTAGATCTACCTAATTCTTCTGTAGCTTCACCAATACCAAGTTTATTTAAAAATTTATTAATATTAAATTGAGCAAAATCATTAGGACTAAATCTAATATCTTTTACATCATAGATACCATTATTTTTCATAACTTTAGAAATAGAAAAATCACCAAGATCTTCTCTTCCTTGTCTTGTAAGTATCTCCATAGAGTCTTGCATGTATTGACCAGGTAACATTTCATCAGCTACGTTTTTAAAAATAGATTGTGCTTGTGGTGCTGTAGCAGAGTCGAATGAGTCTAAGAAAGTATTAAACAAGTATCTTGCTTTTGCAGCTTTCAATAGTGCTTTACCACCCTCTGTGGCTTTAATACCAAGTTCAGCAGATCCCTCCGCACCTACTAATTTAGAAAATTGTTCTAAAGCTTTTGGTGAGTTACTTTGAAATACATCTCTCTCTAATGTTTCAAATAGTTGATCTCTAAACACAGCTTCTTTTCCATAGAATCCTTGTAAAGATTGAGATGTAAATGCAGATCTGTCAAACTTTTTAATTATTTGTGGAACTTTTGCTCTTTGATAAAAACCTAAGATAGATGAATATGTTTTATTAGCATCTAATAATTTGTCTCTTAATTTCTCTGCACCTTGTATTGATTTATTTATATATTGTTCAGCTAAGTCATTACCGCTTTGTTTAGCAATTGTGTCATAAGTTGCCTTTATACCTTCATCTCCTAACAAAGCAGCTTTATTAATATTAGAACCAAAAGCAGCAAAGTCATTCTCTAATGCTTCTCTCATCACAAACATTTCTCTTTTCAATGTTTGATAGCCTGTACCTTCAATTGCTCTGTTTAACATTGTCATAACACCTTTGTATTGTTTTGGTGATATTGCATTGTCTCCTATAGCTACCATAGCTTTCATAAATGTATTTATAGGGTCTGATCCTTGTGTTAAAATTTTATCAATATCTTTTATAGGAATATCTCCAGCTAGTTCATCGTATCGTGCAAAGCCAGGATACTCGTTTCTAAATCTTTCTAAAAATTCTCTTGCAGCAGCTTGTGATTTTTTTAAATTTATTATTGATGGATTGCCCACTGCATCTGATAATGCATCGAAAGCTCCATATTTGGATGCAATCAAATCTACATTGTCTTGAAATACTTTATTTACTTGTTTGTATACTGAAGATGACAACACACTTGTTTTCATTAAAGGTGCATAAGTTGTTACATCATTTAAGAATACTTTACCTGCTGCTTGTTCAGCTCCTTGTAATGCATCACGACCAATTGCAGAAACAAATGGAAATACACCAACTGTTTTAAAATATGTTTTACCAATATTACCCAAAGGTCCTACATCTTGTTTCATTGCTGATAATAAAGGTACAGGTAAGCCTTTATCTCTTGCAAACTGTGCTAATTCTTTTTGTTCTTTTCCAACTGTACCAAATAGTTTTCTACCAAGTTTACCAAGTGGGCCAAATATGAAAGGAGTTAAAGCTGCAGCTCCTGCATTCCAATACAGTGCATTCTTCATGGCTACACCAGCATTTGTTAGAGTATTTCTATCAACTTCTCCTGGGGGGATTTCTGATAAATCATCTCCTAATGCAGATGCTATTTGTGTGCCTGCTGTTTCGTTTAATAAATCGTAAGTTACAGCACCAGCTCCTGCTCCTGCAGTTCCACCTAATACAGAATAAACTTCTGCTTTACCCAATGGACTTTGTAAAACTTTACCTGGAACATCA